CATTGCCGGACGTGCCGGGGCTGATCCGTGAGGCGGCGGCGCCCACGTACTGGTTCGATCAGGGTAAGCTGCGCGTCACAGAGAAAGACCAGATCAAGAAGGAGTTGGGCAAGTCGCCGGACTACTGGGACGCGTTCGTGTTGACGTTCGCGCTGGCGGAGATGCCGTCAGCATCGAGTCCGGAAGCCCTGTTTGCTGGCGTCGGGCCGCGCGGCAAGGTACAGTCGGAGTGGGATCCGCTTGCTGATGACCGCTGATTATGCACAATTCTGCATAAAACTGTCTAGAAGTCTCCGAAAACACGGAAAAGTATCACACCGAGGCTATGCGCAATCGGGCGAACCTTTCCACAGAGTTTTGCACATTTCCCCTTGCGCATGACGCAATCAGCGTCATATTGACGAGTATCGAAAAGCCCCTGCCAGTCCGACTCTAACGCTGACGAGCGTCAGGAGGTCGACCCCATGCCCAAATCAGTCGCCGGCGTCATGCACGAGTACAAGCATGGCGAGCTCCATTCAGGCTCGAAACACGGGCCGGTGGTGACTTCGCACGCGCAAGCCGTCGCGATCGCGCTCTCTGAGCAGCGCCAGCAGGGCAAGCCTACCCCAAAGCCGAAGGGCAAATGAGCGCCGACTACGACAAGGCCACGGAGAAATCCGAGTCTCAGCCGAAAGGCCATGCGCAAGCGGTGAAGGAAGCGATGGAGGACGCGAAGCATCCGGTGGGCCATCCCGCAATGCAGCACGCACCCGCAACGATGCCGAGCCACAAGATGGCCGGCGGCCCTGGTGGGGCGATCCTGTGAGCAAAGGCAAGATCCATCTCAACCCGGCGCACAAGGGCGAACTGCACCGCGACCTTGGCGTGCCGCAGGGACAGCCGATTCCAGCGGGCAAACTCGAAGCGGCGACACATTCGAGTAATCCAGCGGTGGCCAAGCGCGCGCAGTTCGCTGAGAACGCCAAGCACTTCGACCACAGCCACGGGCACGCAGTTAAGTCGGCGATCGCGAAGCACGGCAAGTCGTGAGAGACGTTCACAGTATTCTCGTCTACGTGCTGGCGGGCGTTGTTGCTGGGCTGTGGCTCAGCGTGTTCGCGTCGCGAGATAGACCGTGATTCACTTCGCGCGTGAACCGCTGACGGATGCGCTCTGGGATGAGGCAATGCCCTTGCTTGAAGCGCACTGGCGAGAGATCGCGGCGTTTCAGGACATCCCGCTTGAGCCGGACTTCGAACTGTACGCTGCGAATCAGAAGGCCGGTATGCTTCGCTGCTTCACGGCGCGCGCAGACAGCGAGTATGAGATCGCCGCGCGATCAGGTGTTGCGTGGGGTGGTCACGACTCTGAGCATCGTCCGCTCGTCGGCTACGCGCTCTACTTCGTTCGGCCCAATCCCCACTACAAGTCGAGTGTGCAAGCCGCGCAGGACGTGATCTATCTCGATCCGTCCGTACGCGGCGGCACGGGCTATAAGTTCATCGCGTGGTGTGACGCGCAGTTGGCCGCTGAGGGCGTGCAGATCACATACCACCACATCAAGGCGAAGCACGACTTCGGACGACTGCTCGAGCGACAGGGCTACGAACTCGTCGACCTGATTTACGCCAAGCGGCTAGACACGCCCGCTGATTCGGTTGTGGCGAGTAATCACGCCGAGCCGATGGGAGCCGCGTTCTGATGCGCCGATTCCCCGAATGGATCCGCGAGCGCGTCATCCTCTGGCTCGGGTTCGACGACGCGCTGCGGCTTGAGCGAGAACAGCGCGCGGCGTTGGCGTTCCAGATGGAGTCGATGGCGAAAACGAACCACGGGCTCGCTACAGCCTTGCAGGCGACCGTCGCGCAACTCAACCGCAATACGGTGATGATGCAGCGTTGGGCGGAGCAGTCGGCGACGTTGCAGGACATCGAACGCCGGCACGCGCGCCGCGAAGCGATCGGGAACGGCAATGGCCATTCGAGTCTCGTCCTTCCGCCCGGAGTCGGCTGATGGTCGAAATGCGCAAAGGGGTTCACCTGACCGGCCGGCAGAGCAAGGCGCTCGCCTTCGCATGGATCGAGCTCGTGGACACGGCTCGTATTTGGCGTTCCGCTGGCCAACAGGCGCGCGCGCGTCGCGTTGCGTCCATCTGTCGGTCGATGATCCGAGGCTTTGGTCACAACCCAAAGCGCATCGCTGAGTATCGGAAACGTCGAGCGCAGATCGAGAGACGTCGCCAACTTGGCCGGAGTACCGGCTGATGGGCGCAACGGCGGCGATCTCCTACCTATCGAACCACTTCCTGGGCAATCCCATTCCCGCGGCCGGCATCCGCAACAAGGTCATGCAGACGGGGCGGGCGTTCAAGGATCAGTTAGCGGCGGCGACATCACCGCCCGTCATTCCCACCCCGCCGAGTACGGCCACAAACAACAGCGATGCGGCGATTGCGGCCGCGAGTGCCGCGTCGATCGCACGACGACGGGCCGCGAATGCCGGTGGGTTCGCGTCGACGATCTTGACGCCGCCGACGATCGGCCAGGCGCCGACCGCTCGGAAACAACTGCTCGGGCAATAAATGGCCGTCTCGATCGCACCCGAATCCGGCTCGTTCCCCGACACCTCACTCGCTCAAGGCGCCACGAAGTCGGGTATCACAATCCGCAAACAGTGCGAACGCCTGCGGGGTCAACTCGATCTCGAAAAGGCGACATTCTTGTCGCACTGGAAGGAACTGGCCGACCACATCCTACCTCGTCGCGCGCGCTTCCAGTTGACCGACGTCAACAAAGGCGATCGGCGGACGCAGAAGATCATCGACTCGACCGCGACCGAAGCGGTCGGCACTTGTAGCGCTGGCATCATGTCGAGCGTCACGAGTCCGGCCCGTCCGTGGTTCAAGCTCACGGTGCCCAATCCGGAGATCAGCGAGCAAGAAGACGTCAAGGAGTGGCTGCACGACGTCGAGCAGATCTTGGGGACGATCTTCTTGCGCTCGAACCTCTACGACATCCTCCCAGTGATCTACGCCGATATGGCCGTCTTCGGCACGTCGGCGATGGCCGTCATGGAAGACGACGAGGACGTGATTCGCTGCTATGAGTATCCGATCGGCTCATACGCGGTCGGCAACGACTCGAAGCTGCGCGTGCGCACGTGGGTTCGGACCTTCCGCTATTCCGTCGCACAGATGGTCGACCGCTGGGGCAACATCGACAAGAATGGCCTTGCGGACTTCCAGGCCGGCCGACCGTCGACCTTGTCCAAGTCGGTCCAGCAAATGTGGATCGCGAATAGCTTGGCCGCATGGATTGACGTTGTGCACGTGATCCGTCCGAACGCCTCGTATGACGGCAACAAGATTGACGCCAAGTACAAGAAATACGAGTCGATCTACTACGAGATGGGGAACCAAGCGAACCAGGGCGAAGCGAACAATTACGGGCTGCTCGAGCACGGCGGCTTTGACGAGTTCCCGGTCCTGTGCCTCCGCTGGGAAGTAAACTCAGAGGACGTCTACGGCACGAACTGCCCCGGCATGCGAGCGCTGGGTGACATTCGCCAGTTGCAGCTTCAGGAGAAGCGTAGCGCGCAGGCCAATGAGAAACTGATCAATCCGCCGATGACGGGCCCATCTCGGTTGATGAACGTCAAGGTCTCGACCATCCCCGGCGACATCACGTATGACGACGCGCGGGACGGGCAGGCGGGGTTCCGTCCGACGTATCAAATCAAGTACGACATCGCAGGGAACGAGGCCAAAAGCGAACAGATCCGGAATCGCATCAAGCGGGTGTTCTATGCCGACCTGTTCCTGATGATCTCGGAAAGCGACCGGCGACAGGTGACGGCAACGGAGATCGACGAGCGGAAAGAGGAAAAGCTGTTGGCGCTGGGTCCGATGCTGCAACGGATCGACAAGGACGGCCTGTCTCCGCTGATCGACCGCACGTTCAACATCGCGGCGCGGAAAGGATTGATCCCTCCGGCCCCTGATGCGTTGCAAGGCCAGGCATTACGGGTCGAGTATGTGTCGATCATGGCGCTCGCGCAGAAACGGGTCGGCATCGAAGGGCTCGAGCGCACGTTGAGCTTTGTCGGGCAAGCCATGCAGGTGAGCCCGGATTCGGGCGACGGCGTGGACTTCGACGAGTTGATCCGTCAGCACGCCGACTCGATGGGTACGCCGCCCAAGATCTTGAAGCCGCAGGACCAAATCGACCAGCTCCGGCAACAGCGCGCCCAGCAACAGCAGATGCAGCAGGCCGCGGCCAATGCGCCGGGTGTCGCTGGTGCGGTCAAAGATCTCTCGCAGTCGCCGACCGATGGGAATAGTGCACTGGCGGCGTTGCTCGGCAAGAAGAACGCGAGTGCGACGTTGAACGCGACATCACGCCCCCCTCAATCGCTGGTGGCCTAAATGGGCACCGCGCAACGCGCCCTCGTCCGCAACGCCTCGGATGCCAAGCAAGTCAAACGCGGGAAGGAGTCGGAAGCGCGTCGACAGGAACGCGAGGTGGCCGAACTCCGCGACGTCTTGCGGACGATCGAAGGGCGGCGCGTGTTGTGGCGCTTCTTGGAAAAGTGCGGCGTGTTCGAGTCGATCATGGAGACGAGTGCACGGATCTACTACAACGCGGGCAAGCAGGATCTCGGGCACTACCTGTTGGGCGAGATCGGAAAGGCTGATGCGAACGCCTACATCCTGATGCAGCAGGACGCGAAACGGCTAGCGGAGAACATCGACGAGCCAGCACCACGTAGTGACGAACCATTCGAGGAGTTGGACAATGAGTGAAGTGCTTGACGCGCCCGCGGTCACGCCTCCAGCGACACCGCCGGCCGACACGACCGTTTCACCGACTGACACGGTACCGCCCGTCACGGCGGTTCCTGTCGTACCTGAGAAGTACGAATTGAAGTTGCCTCAAGGGTCGACCGTTGATCCGGCGATCGTCGAGAGGACAGCCGCCAAAGCGCGCGCGCTGGGACTCACAAACGACGCGGGACAGAGACTCCTCGACTCCGAGGTCGCGGACGCCGTCGACCGCGAGAAAGCTCTCACCGCTGCCACGACCGATGCAGCGACGAAAGCCCAGACGGCATTGCTCGACGCGTGGACGCCCGGCACCGGGGAGGAATGGAAGAAGCAGCAGGACACGTGGACCAAGGCCGCGAAGGCGGATCCTGACATCGGCGGTGAGAAGTTCAGCCAGTCCGTTGAGCTGTCCGGCAAAGCCGTCACGCGGTTCGGTGGCGACGAACTCAGGCAATTTCTGGATGACACCGGCTACGGCCGGCATCCAACAGTGCTCAAGTTTCTCGCCAAGATCGGCGGCGCGATGTCGGAGTCGACGATGGCCAACGGAGGGATTCCGACCGGCACTGGCCAGAAGTCCACGGTCAACAAGTTCTACGGGAAGACCACGCCCGAGCCTGAATGATATGCACACTCTGAAACGACAACGCTCGTCCCCCAACTAACGTCTGTTGACAGTCAGGTAAGGGACTCCACGAAGGTCTTTCTATCGCCGTGATGGCGACAGGAGTACGAAACAATGCCAACCGTCGTAGGCGCCACGGTTCCGACGCTCATTGATGTTGCGAAGCGCACGGACCCTGATGGCAAAATCGCGGACATCGCGGAAATCCTCACCCAAACGAACGAAGTCCTGTTGGACATGCCCTTCCTGGAGGGCAACCTTCCAACCGGACACCGCACCACCGTCCGCACCGGACTCCCCACCGTCTCGTGGCGCTTGCTCAACGGCGGCGTCAATCCGTCCAAGTCGACCTCCGCGCAGATCGACGAGCAATGCGGTCTGCTCGAGGCGTGGTCCGAAGTCGATTGCAAAGTCGCGGCCCTGAACGGTAACGTTGGCGCCTTCCGACTCTCCGAAGCCACGGCGTTCATCGAAGCGATGTCGCAGGAAATGGCGTCGACCTTGTTCTATGGCAACTCGGGGTTGAACCCCGAGAAGTTCACCGGTCTGTCGGTGCGCTACGGCTCGACGACGGGCGGCAATGCGCAGAACGTCATTACCGGTGGCTCCTCGGACACCGACAACACGTCGATCTGGCTCATCGTCTGGGGCCCGCGCACGATCACCGGGATTTTTCCCAAAGGCTCGACCGCTGGCTTGCAGCACAAGGATCTGGGCGAGCAAGTCGTCCAGACGTCAGCCACGGTCGGTGGTGGACGCATGCTCGCGTATCAGGAGCAATTCGTGTGGGAGAATGGCATTGCGGTGCGCGATTGGCGCTACGCCGTCCGCATTTGCAACATCGACGTCTCGAACTTGGTGGCCGAGTCGTCGAACGCCGACCTCCAGAACAAGATGAACCGCGCGTATCACCGCATCCCGAACATCAGCGCGGGGCGCGCCGCGTGGTACATGAACCGCACCGTGTTCGAGATGCTGGACATCCAGCGGCGCGAAGACGTGCGCACGGGCGGCCAGTTGAACTACGGCGTTGTCGACGGCGTGACGACCCCGATGTACAAGCAGATCCCGATCCGTCGCGTCGACGCGATCCTCAATACCGAATCGCTCGTCTCGTAATCCACCGCCTTCAACCTCAGAGGAACAGTCCTCATGTTCATTGATTCACAGGATCGGCTGTGGACGTCGGCGGCACTGACGACCACGGCGGTGTCCGCCAATACGTACGATCTTCACGCGCTGTTTCGCTCCGGCGCAACGCAGCCCGATCCGACCGCCGGCAGTCTGTTGGCGCTCGTCATCAACGTCGAAGTCGCCGGGGCGCATGCCGGCACCGAGACGTACGAGTTCCAAGTCATCAACGCGAGCGCGACGGACCTGACGACGGGTCAGGTCGTGCTGGCGACGACGGGCACGATCGCCACTGCCGATGTTGCGGCCAAACTCGCGGCGGGCGTGCTGTTGGTGCTCCCGATCCCGCCGGGCGTTGCAACGCTCCGCTATCTCGGGGCCAAGATCGTCAGCGCCAATTCGGCCGCGATCACCGTCTCGGGTGAGATTCGGCCGGTCAACATGCTCCAGAACGTCAAGTACTACCCGAGCGGCTTCACGATTTCCTGATCCATTCACGTGTTGAGCCCGGGCGCACGATCAACGCTCGCTCGGGCTCAGCCATCTGGAGACGCACATGGCAAAACTCACCGTGAAAGAAAAGAAGGCCGAGAAGAAGGCGCAGGAGCGGTTGACGCCTGATCTGGTGTTGGTCAAGGCGCTCCATCGCGGCTACTACGAAGTCATGGAAGTGATCGACATCAAACAGTTCGACGGCACGAAACGGCACGAGCTCGGACGAAACGACGTGATCCGGAACGAGGGCGAGGTCTTCCAGTACGACACGGTCGACATGCCGAAGTGGGCGAGTCTGACCGCGCAGCAGCAGGACGAGCGCGAGATGGTGAAGACGGCACGCGGCGAGTTCGCGTTACCGCGCTGGGTGACGGCGGCCACGAAGCGCGATCGTGAGACGGTGGCCGCGGGGCATACGACGACGTTCGGCGGCGATAACGTGAACACCAAGCAGAGCGACGACGACGTGATCTAGCTGTACCCACACCACTATCGCGGTGACGCGAGAGGATTGATCCGATGGCCGATACCGTTACCTCCAACGTCATCTACCAAGACGCCAAGCAATACGTCGTCCATCTCACTAGCCTCTCCGATGGCACTGGCGAGACCAACGTGGTCAAGGTCGACAAATCGACGCTCACGGCTGTGGGCGGGGCCGAGCCGACCGCCTTGGACATCGAGCGTGTCGACTACACGATCACCGGGTTTACCTCGGTCAAGATCACGTGGGACCACGCGACGGATAGCCCCGGTCTCTTGCTGACGGGCGCCAATTCGCTCGACTTCACGGGCCTCGGCAGTCGCTACGGCGCTGCGCACATCCTCCGCGATGCGCAACGGACCCCGGGACTGCAAGACCCGAAGACGGCTGACTCGACGGGCGATCTGCTGTTGACGAGTGCCGGCGCATCGGGAAGTGCGTACGCCATCACGCTCTGGCTGTCGAAGCGGGTCTAGCCCGTGCCAATCCAGTTCGCGCCGACGACCGCGAGCATTTGCAACGCGGCCCTTCGTCATTTGGCGATTGGGAAGCCCATTGCCAATCTCACCGAGACGACGGAGAACGCCCAAGCGTGCGCCGCGTTCTATGACCAGACACGCGACGAGATCCTGGCCGACTTCCAATGGCCGTTCGCGAAGCGGTTCGCGACGCTCGGCGCGGTCGTCGGTGGAACCGATACGATTCCGGTCAATCTCGATTGGCAATTCAGTTACCGAGTGCCGGCGGATGCGTTGTACTGCCGGCGGTTGTTGACTGGGACCCGGCTTGATGTCCCTGAGACGCGGATTCCATTCGCGTTGGGTTCGGATGCGACGGGCGCACTGCTGTTCACTGATCTGGCCCATGTGGCCGCGACAGCGACGACGCCTGAGATCCCCCAACTCGAATACACGGCGGCGATCACGGCCGAAGCGCGCTTCCCTGCCGACTTCGCGCAAGCGTTCTCGCTCAAGCTCGCGTTCTACATGGCGCCGTCCCTGACCGGGGGTGATCCGAACAAGCTGGGACAGCGGGCGTTCCAGTTGTATCAAATGGCGATCGCGAACGCGCAGGACACGGCGTGGAATGAACGCCAACCGGACCAGCCGGCCGAGTCGTCCTTCATCCGGACCCGATAGTGGCGTCGACCACGCAACGGAGTTTCGCCAAGGGTGAAATCGCCCCGGCCTTGCATGCGCGGACTGATGCTGCCGCGTACGAGATCGGGTTGCGCACCTGTCGGAACTACGTCGTGATGCGGCAAGGCGGCGCGACCAAGCGACCGGGGACCGAGTTCATCACGCCCGTCAAGGACTCGAGCAAGAAAGTCCGGCTGATCCCGTTCGTGTTCAACATCCGGCAGTCGTTCGTGCTGGAGTTCGGCGAGCACTACGTTCGCTTTCTGCAGAACGGCGGCGTGGTCACTGATCCGGTGACGCCTGCGAACGCCTACGAGATCGTAAGCCCGTACATCGAAACGGACTTGCCCGACATTCAGTACATCCAGTCGGGCGATGTCGTCACGCTGGTGCATCCTGGGTATCCGCCGCACGAATTGAAGCGGTTCGGAAACCAGAACTGGACACTGACTCCGATTGCCTTTGGGTCGGGCATCGCCGCTCCTGGGCAACCGGTGCTGTCTGGCGGACTCGTCCCCGCTGGCCCGCCGACTAACTTCTCGACGTATGCGTTGACGGCTGTCTCGATTGCTGGTGAGGAATCAATCCTCGGCACGCCCAACACCTTACCGCGGGCTGCGACGTCGAAATTCCCGATTGCGCTGACGTGGACCGCCGTCACAGGGGCCGATTCGTACAACGTCTACAAGCGCGTGCCGGATACCGGGACCGATGGGGTCTACGCCTTCATTGGGCAGACGAGCACCACAGGGTTTCAGGATGTCGGCGTCGTCCCAGACATCACACTGCAACCGCCTGTCGTCAAAGATCTCTTTTCGAGCCTCAACAACTATCCCTCAGTCGTCGCCTACTACCAGCAACGGCTCATCTTCGCGAATAGCAACAACAATCCTGACACGGTCTGGTGCTCGCGCACCGGATTCTATCACAACTTCAACGTCTCGGTCTACGTCCAAGATGACGACGCGATCACGTTCCGCTTGGTCTCGGACGAGGTCGACGCGATTCGACAGATTCTGACGCTCGGTCGGTTGGTGATCGGCACCGAAGGGCCGGACTGGATTGTCGACGGCGACGGGAACGGCGTCTTGACGCCGACCTCGGTCAACTCGCGCATCGCCAGTTACGACGGCATGTCGTCGCTCAGACCAATCAAAGCCGGGCAGCGGATGCTCTATGTGCAGGCGCTCGGTGCCGCGGTGCGCGAGCTCCAAGCCAATTTCCAGCTCGGCACGTACACGTTCATCGGCGGCGACATCACGATCTTCTCGAGTCATCTGGTCGACGGCTTCAAGATCATCGATTGGACGTTCCAGCAAGAGCCGCCGCATCTGGTCTGGGCCGTGCGATCGGATGGCGTGTTGCTCGGACTGACGTACATCCCTGAGCAAGAAGTGCTGGCGTGGCATCGGCACGATACCAAGGGCTTCCTCGAGAACGTGTGTGTCGTCCCCGAGGACAAGAGCCACTGGGTCTACTGGTGCGTCAAGCGGTTGATCAACGGTGCATACGTTCGGTACATCGAACGGCAGACGACGAGCATCGTGTTGCCCGTCTTCGCGACGCCTGAGGAAGGCGCAGCCGGTCCGATCGTCACACCTCCGCCTCCGCCTCCGCCTCCGCCTCCGTCGACGTCCCCGCTCTCGCCACCGACCACACCGAGCACCACGGCGATTCTCTCGACGGGTGCAACGGCCAACTGGATCGCGGGCGACGTGCTTGCGGTGACATCGGTCGAGGTACGTGAGATTGTCGCGGCGACATGGACCGTCTTGAGCGACGTGACCGCTGGTGCGCAAAGCAAGGTGATGACGGGTCTCCTGTCTGGGGTCGCGTACGAGTGGCGCGCACGCCATCAACTCGGGACGGTCTTCTCCGATTATTTGGGGCCAGTGACGGCGACGCGGTTTACGACGATTGGCGTGACGCCGACTCGTGACCCGCCGAGCGCGGCGCCGACCGTGACGGCGCAGACCGCCAATACAGGATCAACCGATCTCACGATTACGTGGCCGGCGTCGACCGATTCGACGGCGTTGACCGACATTCCGGTGAGTCGGCTACAGATCGCCGGCCCGCAATCAATCACGCCGACCGATGGCGAGTTCGCGGATGTCGGAACGTTCGTCATCACGAGTGCCGTCACCAGAGTGCTTACGACCGGCACGTATTGGTTGCGCGTGCGCTACGAGTTCTCGGATGGAACTATCTCTGCCTGGAGCGCGGTGAGCTCATGGGCGGTCACCGTAACATGAGGATCATACAATGACGGCCCCAGTCATTCTCTGGCGCGAGTCGTTCGGGTATGGGAGCATCGCCTGGTCACAGGTCTATCTCTCAGTCGTGCGGTCGACGAATAACAACTTTGGCTCGGTCCAGGTTGGGTTCGAAGGATCGCTCGCGCAATGGGGTCGGGGATCCGGCGCCGATATGGGCTACGCCTCGAAAGGTGGCTATGCTGGCCTCCGTGCGACGACACTGGGGTTTGCTGATGCCGTGGATACCTCGGCGCATTCGATCGGCGTGGCGTTCGCGTTTCAACAAGCTGGCAATGTCGGCGGATCAGTCCTCTGCGAGTTCTGGGATGATGACGGGCACGGTAACGGCACGTTTGACGTCCCGTTGCTTCATCTCTCAATCGAAACGCTGGCCGATGGGCGGATCTGCGCGAAGAATGGCACCGGATCAGGCAGTGGGGGGCCAGGAACGATCATCGGCATATCAACGACGGTCCTGCCGGTCGGGTTGAATGGTGCCAACGGGAACTTCACCCATATCGAAATCGTTCCACCGGCCAGTGGGCAGTTGATTCATGCGTCGAACGGTGGGGTACGGGTCTACGCCGATGGCACGCTCGTCCTCGATCTGTCTGGCGTGTCGACACGGAATAGTCTCGGTGGGAGTGGGAAGGTCGGCTATGTGCAGCCCCTCGCCTTCCCGGCCCGCATTTTTACGGATCTCGTCATTCACGATTGCTCTGGCACTGGTCGTATCGGCGACAAGCGCGTGAGTTATCGTCACGCGACCGCCGCAGGCACGTACACGGCAGGCACAGCGGTCGGCGACTCGACGAGAGTCCTATGCGTTGATGATCAGGCGTGCGACGGCGATACGACGTATATCAACTTCGACGATACGAGCTTGCCCAAAGCCGCCTCGTTCACCTGTCAAGCGATGCCAGCGGAAACATCGTCGATTGATGAGGTGACGCCGCTTGTCATTCTCCGAAAATCGGACGCGAGCGCGGATACGAATCGAACGGTGCTCATCTCGAATGCCACAGAGGTCGACAATGGGGCTGATCGCGCCACACCGGCCGGCTATAACGTCTCGACGCTCGTCGGTCCCGCACCGGGATACCAGGTCGACCCGCATACCTCGGCGGCCTGGACGATTGCGAACTGCGACGCCGCAGAAGTCGGCGCGCGCCGGATCGCGTAGCCAATGGTGAACTAGCATGGCTGGCGCCGATCGCGTCTCCTCCGTTGGAAAACAGGTCGTCTTTACTGTGGTCCAGGGGGATCGTGCCTCTGCGATCGGGAAACAGGTCACGTTCCCGGTCCACAACGGGATGCGCGTCTCGGCGATCGGCAAGCAAGTGGTCTGGACGATGGCCGCCGCCGCCCCGCCGCCGCCCCCTCCGCCGCCGCCCGTCACGCCGCCCACGATCGGCGCGCCCAACAGTGCCGCCGCGCGCGGTGGGGCGTTCTACATGGATTCGACGCTTGAATATGACGGGCGGCACGTCTCGACGAACGATGGATTGTCCCCCGGCGTCAGTCTCGCGCTAAGCGGCGGGAGTACGTGGGCCGCAGGCGAAACGTTGACCCTCACCGCCTCGGAGCCGGTCTTCGTCAGTGGCGACGTAGGGAACGTGCTGATTCTTCACGGGAGCGAGGTCCGGTTCACGATCACGGGGTTTACGTCGAGTACGGTTGTGACGGGCGTTGGGAATGTTGCGATCCCGACCGGGATGCAGAGCGGTGACATCACGGTCTGGGATAAAGCGATCGATCAGGTCGCGGGCGTCGATCATCTCGAGGGCGAGTTCGTGGCGATCATGGGCGACGATCACGTCGTCGGCTCACCGTATAATGCGCGCATCACACTCCGGCAGGTCATTTCGGGCGTTGTGCAGCTCGGCGACTTCTATACCCACGTCTTTGTGGGTCTGCCGTATCTGAGCGATCTCGAAACGCTCGACATCGATCGGCCGCAAGGCCCGAGCTTGAAAATCAACAAGATCGACATCACGAAGATCGGCGTCATGCTGCTGCAATCCCGCCCGGCATTCTATGGTCGTCAGCCGCCGACCAATGACGCGGTCGATCCGCTCGAGGACTTGCGCGAAATGCCGATCCCCACGGACCCTAACTATGAAGTGCTCACTTCGGACTATTCGGACGTGAACATTCTGTCGCTCGACTGGAACTCACACGGTCGCATCTTCATCCGGTCGGTCGACCCGACGCCGCATACCGTCCTCGCGGTCGTGCCGCAGGGCTATCTCCCTGGAGGTGCCTAATGGGTGCCACGATCGCCTTAGTCGCGAGTGTTGGGCAGACCGCGACAAGTTTCATCGGCAACCAACGCCAAGCCGCCGCCGCGAAGGCCCAAGGCGAATACGAGTCGAACATCGACAACCAGAATGCGTCACTGGCCGACGCGCAAGCGCAGGACGCATTACAGCGCGGGCAAGTCGACGAATCGCGGCAACGGATGGCCACGCGGCAAAACATCGGCTCGAGCCGCGCGGCACTCGCAGCACAGGGCGTGGACATCTCGTCCGGGTCTGCGGCCGACGTGCAAGCGAGTGAGGCGGGGTTGGGCGAGCTCGACGCGCTGACGATCCGGAACAACGCAGCCCGTGAAGCGTGGGGTTACACGGTCGAAGGCATCAATTACCGGCAGCAAGGGAAGCTGGCGAAGTTCGGTGGACAGCAGGCCGCGGCGGGCTACACGGCGAATAGCTATTCCAGTTTGCTGTCTGGTGCGGCGCAGACGTACGGGATCTACCAGCGCAACTCCAACGACCGCACCGACATGAGAAACACGCAGTACCGAACCAGCACCGGGAGATAATAGATGCCCGTCGTGCCGTACTCCTCCGTCCCGCATGTGAATCCGACGCCGCTCCAGGTGCCTCGGCTCTCGCCGGCCGCGCCACAGGAGGCGTTCGGCGGCGGCATCGCGGCTGAGAAGGGCACGTTGGGCGATCTCTCAGGACTGACGAGTGGCGCACAGCGGATCGCGGACGAATCGCATCGCATCGCGCTCCAGGCTAAGCAGGAAGCCGATCAGGTCGCGTTCACGCATGCGTATGGTGCGCTGACGAATGGCGTGACGGATCTGCTACACGGTCCGAATGGCGTCTTGGACAAGAAGGGCTCGGATTCGTTTACCGCGCCCGAAGATGTGCAGGACCAGTATGCCGAAATGGCCAAAGGCATCCGCGACAGATTGGGGAACGACACGCAGCGCGAAATCTTCGACAAGGCGGTCCAGAACGAGTGGAGTCGCGTCAACGAGCAAACGCAGCAGCACGTTGCGCAACAGCGGCAAATCTACGATGCGCAGGGCACCGATGCGCTCATCGAAGCCAAAGGCGTCGAGGCGGTCAAGGGCTACCAGAACCCGGATGTGGTGGACGCCGCGGTCGAAGCACAGCAGGCTGCGGTCGCGGACCATCTTCGACGGAACGGGGCGCCCGAAGACCTGATTGCGAACAAGAAGGCCGAGGTCGCGAGCAATACCCGATTTCAAGTCCTGCAACAGATGGTCGACAACCATCAGGACTTGGCGGCGTCGGCGTATCTCGCGAAGTATCACGACGAGTTCGTGGGCCGGAACCTGACGCAAGCGGAAGCGTTGGTGAATCGGGGCTCCATCGAAGGGGAAGGCATCAGGTACGGTGACATCATCACCGGCATGGCGCCAACGCCGCAGGGCAGTCCAGTGCAGGCCGCGACCACCGAAGACGCGGCGATGCGGGAAGCGGCCAAGATTCAGGAGCCATTGGTTCGCGAGAAGACCGAGCAGCGGATTAGTCTATTTTTCAATCGGAAGGCGGCATCGACGCGCCAGTCAGAGCAAGATGCATTTGAGAAAGGCTATCAGATCCTTCGCGCGCACGACGGCGATTTGAGCGCCGTTCCGTTGACCGTCCGCACAGCGATGGGCGCGATGCACGATGAGAATCTGACATCCGAAGCGCATCGTATTCAAACGGTCAAAGATCCAGGCGACCCGGAAAAGTTTCTGTCGCTTCTGAACCAAGCGTACTTCAACCCTGACCAGTTCGCACAAGAAGACATTCCGGGTGCCGATGGACTGAGCACGGCCCAAAAGACGCGTCTCATGGGTCTCCAGCGCACTGTAGGCGGCCGAGCAGTACGACAGGACGAAGTCACGTTGCAGCGTGACGTGACACATGCCCAGGCCGATTCGCGCTTCTACACTCGGAAGGCAGAAGCGGCAGGACTCGCGGGTGACAAAGAAGGACAAGCAGCGAACGAGGCGCTGGCGACCAGAGCCGACCTCGAGCTCATTCGTGCCAATGACGCATTGACGGAACACCGGAAGCTGCACCATACGCCGACGACTCCGCTCCCGACCGGCATCCCGTCACCGTCGGCACCACTGACGCCGCCGACGGTCACACCGCCGGCCAGCACGGGAGACATCGACCTCAGGACGTCCACGGGTTCGGCCGCCGCAGTCCCCATGATCAAGCCGACCCCTCAAATGTTGATTGACGTCGCTCGCAAGGGGCCACGGTATGCCGAGTACCTGCGCAGCATGCACATCGACGCGCCGCTCGTCATCGCGCCCCCGAAGGTTCCGTAATGGGAATCTCGGTCAAGCCGGAGACGCCGAAACCGCCCCACATTCTGAGTGGTGACGAGTGGGAGCAGGCGCAGTACGCGCCGCATCGACTCGGGCAAGATCCAACGACGCCAATGCCGGGCGGTCGCATCCTGACGGGCGATGAATGGGAGCAGGCGTCGTCTGCCGCGAGCTTTCGGTCGCTCACCTTCCCTGCCATGCCGAAGTTCGCCGCCGACGCGACGAGTCGACTCAATCCGAACGCGGGGCCAGCCGATCGGTCGGTGCCTGAGCAGATGGGTGCTGGCGTTCGAAATGTCGCCGCTGGCTTTGACCTCGCGGCGCAAGGGCTCGATCCGGTGACCGCAGCGAGCGCGCGCGTCGTCGCGGCGCTCGGACGTCAAGCCGTGGCACCGGCAGTCGAACATCCACTCCTGACGGCGGCGTTGGCGAATCCCGTGGGCGCGGTGGTTGGCACTGGCCTGGCCGTCAAAACGATTGCGCAATACGGCTGGCAGAAGGCGCATGAAGCCATGATGTCGTCAGAGGACCGGGCGCGGTCGGAAGCGGACCCCAATCGCGTCTCAGGCGAAGCGGCAGCCGTGCAAGCGGTGATGCTCGGTCTGGGTACGCTGGCCGGTGTTCATGCCGTAGCGAAGGCGGCAGACGTCAGCCAAGGCGTCGTGGAAGCGGGAATGCAAGGCGTTCGCCTGGAATCCACGTTCGAGAACAATCGTCCGTTACTACGATTGCCACAGGGCGCAGAAGTGCTCGGGGCAACAGCGGCGGCGCACGGATTGCCCGAAACAGCCAGCCCATACCCGCCCGATTCTCCACTCGACGCGGCATGGAAAACAGGCCACGCCTCGGCGACGCCAGAGGTAGCGCAACCGTCTCGCGCTGAGCCCACAGCACAGACAGCGCCCGCCCAAGCCGCACCGACCGAACCAACGGTCACGCCGTCGCCTGAACCGGTCGCCGGTGGTCCGAGCTACAAGAATCCGGCTGGGCTATACAAACGGTTGTCAAACGATGCGCTCGGGGCTGAATATCGGTCACTGATTGAAAAGCGCACGGCAGAACAGCCGAACGCCGAGGCACCGCTATGGACTCCTGAACGTGAAGCCGAAGCGGTGAGTCAGATCGAGAATCGCCGTCGACCTGACGGGTCGCTTGCTGCGGCTGACAAACGACAGCTCGACGCACTCCAGGCCGCGCAAGGTGAGGACTATTACGTCGGTCGTCATACGCCTGAAAGCGCGGCGGCTGAGCGTCGTGTGACCGATATGACGAAGCACATCACCGCGATTGAAACCGAGTTCCAGAATCGCGGACTCAACCCCGCAGACGCGATGCAAGTGCCATCGGTCGGTGGTGAGGGGACGCTTCCACCAGTCGAAGGCACGGGCGACGTCAAAACACGTGGCCTCGCGCTCGGCGTCGAGCAGAAGGCCATCGCGAAGGAGTTGACCGACTACTTGGGCGATCTGCCCGAGTATCGCACCGTCAACATGGCCGAGCAGGCCGACCACGCGACGCGACTCATTGACGAGAACCCGGACCTGGCACGGCGAGTGGCGTTGGGTGAAGTCGACGCACCGCACGGGCTGTTGCCGGAAAGTGTGTTCGTCGCCGTCGAGAACAAAGCGATTGCCGAAGGCGACGTCGCGACGATCCGCGATCTCGCGTCGGGGAAACTGACTGAACAGGCGACGACGATGGGTCAACGGATCCGGGCGCTGGGTGAACGCAACCCGGATTCCCCGGTCGCGGCGATTCAGCGGATTACTGAGGCACGAGGGAAGGCGCAGACCCCCGAATCGATTGCTGATGCAATCGCGGAGTTGAAGACCCATATTGAGGAGGCGACGAAGGTCGCGCCCGATGCGTGGGAGCAGTTCATCAACTCGATTCGGTGCTGATCATGGCGAACCCCTTTTGTCTCTTGCCGAAGTACGCCGACCAATTCCTCGAGAAAGTGAAATCCGGGGAACTGAACGCCGCGGCGCTGTCGAAGATGACGAGCGAGGAACGTCATGCGGCCTTCGCGTCGTTCATGGGCGAAACCAACGCGGCGCATGTCAACGCCTCGTTTGAGTCGAAGTTGCTGCTCAAGAACCAGCAGGCCGGGATTACGAAGTGGATCGAGAGTGCGAAGAATCTCACGCCCGCAGCGAAGCGCGATCTCCTGTCCCGCGTCGAGCGCATGGACGCCAAGGTGCTCACGCCCAAAAACGCTGACGCCTTCCTGTCGGACTTAGCGAAGCAGCGATTGGGGTTCGGAGTGACGATGGAGGAGGCGGCGCACATCACAGCGCTCGCCAAAGAGGCGTCTGACGCCAAGGCAGCGATGCTGGCCGGTGGGGACCGGATGGCTTACGGTCGCGCGAAAGTCGAGTTCGGGAAGTACGTCTCGGAACTCAAGAACAACATCAAGCAACCAACGACGGTCGGGAAAGCGATCTCGAATACTGCGAGCTTCGCCAAAGCGTTCAAGGCAGCATTCGATAACAGCGCGCTCCTCCGACAGGGCTGGAAAACACTGTTCACACATCCCGACGTCTGGGCGAAGAACGCCGTGCAGTCCTTCAAGGATCTCGCGCAGCAGTTCGGCGGCAAGGAAGTCATGGACGAGGTGAACGCCGAAATCGGATCGCGGCCGAATGCGCTCAATGGACGATACGACAAGGCGAAGTTAGCACTGGCGAACGTCGAAGAAATGTTCCCGACGACGCTCCCCGAAAAAATCCCGCTCGTCGGACGCGCCTATAAGGCGAGTGAAGCCGCATTCACGGCGTTTCAGTATCGGATGCGTGCCGACGTGTTCGATAAGTACATGGAGATCGGCGAACGGTCAGGCGTCGATTTGTCTGACCGCGCGCAGTTGGAGAGTATCGGACGACTGGTTAATTCGTTGACGGCACGCGGACATCTCGGACCGGTCGAGCCGGCGGCGAATACGCTCAATGTGCTGATGTTCTCAGCGCGAAAGCTCAAGAGCGATTTCGACCTCTTGACCGCGCACCAGTTGGACGCTGGCGTTACACCGTTCGTGCGGAAGCAGGCGGCGGTCAATCTCGTGAAGGTCGTCAGTGGGACGGCGGGTCTGCTCGCCATCGCGCATGCGGTGAACCCCGGAAGTGTGGACTTCGATCCGCGCTCAGCGAACTTCGGCAAGATCCGCGTAGGGAATACCCGCTTCGACGTGACGGGCGGCATCGGGTCGATCCCGATCCTCGCGGCGCGGTTGGTCATGCGGTCGACCAAGAGTTCGACGACCGACAAAATCTCGCCGATCAATAGCGGGAAGTTCGGGTCACAGACCGGAACGGATCTCGTCTACAATTTCTTTGAAGGCAAGTTGTCGCCGGCCGCATCCGTCGTCAAAGACATCCTCAAGGGTGAAGATTTCCAACACAACAAGTTGCACCTCACGCCAAAGTCACTGGCACAGGAAGGCTCGAATCTGTTCATGCCGTTACCGATCAGCAACGCGCAAGAACTCTTGTCCGATCCGGCGACCGCACCAGCGACGGCGGCGATCGCGGTGATTGCCGACGCACTCGGGATGTCGACGAACACGTACAGCAACGCCAAGCCGAAGCGCAAGTAATGGCGCATCCTCAGAACCGACTCCCCGACATCGAGAATGAGCGGATCATCGTCGAAACGATCCGGCGCATTAAGCTCATGGCCGCGAATGGCGAGCTCGGGGCCGGTTCGGGGAATACCGGCAACGGCAACTCAGGGCCGGGAACGCTCGAAACCTTAACGGATGTGAGTATCACGCCCGTCGACGGGGAGTTGATCTATCGGAGCGGAGCGGACTGGATCGCGTTGGACATCCCCGCAGACTGGGCCACGCAACGGTATGCACTGGGGATCGCGGCAGGATTCCCCGCGTGGGTACCGACGGCGGACGGGGTATTGGCGATCGGCTGGGGCTTCAACTGGGGCAATAATTATTCTGGCTCGTAGTCGATCTGTGCGGTACATTACAATCTAAGGTTCCTCATACCATCGCTGTGAAGCGACGGGAGCGCGATGAGCAACACGACGGACAAGGGCACGGTCCTCGATTTCACGACCGGGCAGAACGGATGGGGTGCGGACGTCAACGCAGACCTCCACCGCTTGGACGCCTGGGCGCGCATCGATTGGGCGTTTAATCCTGACGCATCGTCAGCGCTCGGTTACCACTACTACGGCGGTGTGATCTTCGGCTCGGGTGTCTTCTCGAAGATCGCCGATGGCTCGGTGATTCTCGCGGACAACTCAGTCAACTACGTCGAGCGAACGGCAGTCGGTGTCGTCTCTCGGAATGGAACCGGGTTTACGACCGGCTCTCTCCCGATGGCCAAGGTCACGACGTCGGCCGGACTGATTACGGTCCTCCAAGATTGGCGCGGTGTGGATGCGGCGACCACCGGCGCATCGCCCACGGGTGCTGCGGGCGGCGACCTCTCGAACACCTATCCGAACCCCACGGTCGCGAAGATCAACGGGAATAGTGTTCCGGCCACAGTCGCGAAGGGCGACCTGTTGGTTGGTTCAGCTGCGAGTACGCTGAACAAACTGCCCGTCGGTACGAATGGACAAGCGCTGGTCGCTGACTCAACACAGACCACAGGGGTAAAATGGTCGAGTGTCGGTAGTGGCGACGCGTTGGTCGCGAATCCCTTATCGCAGTTCGCCGCGACGACAAGCGCGCAGCTCGCGGGTGTCTTGAGCGATGAGACTGGAACCGGCGCGGCGGTCTTTGCGTCGGGGCCGACACTCACCAACCCCGTCGTCGGCACGCAAACGGCCGGCGACAATTCGACGAAGGGTGCCAGCACAGCCTACACCGACAACGCCGTCGCGAAGCAACCAGAAGTCTTCATGTTCGCGATTTCGGACGAGACGACGGCGCTGACGACGGGTACCGCGAAGTTGACGTTCCGGATGCCGTTCGCGTGCAGCATGACCGCTCTCCCGCGCGCGAACGTGAACACAGTCTCCAGTTCCGGTACACCGACCTTCGACATCAAGAAGAACGGCACGACGATCTTCTCGACGACGTTGACGATCGACGCGAGCGAGAAGACGAGCGTGACGGCGGCCACACCGGCCGTGCTCACATCCAGCCCGACGACGTTCGCGGATGACGATGAGATCACGATCGACATTGGCACAGCGGGCACCGGGACCAAGGGTGCGAAAATCACGATGAACGTTGTGCGAACATGAGTCCGATGCTGGTGAATCCGTATGAGTTCGCGGTTGCCGGCGGTGGTGGCGCGAATGGATTCTATCGTACGGTTACCATCGATCATACAAAGGTCGGCGCCTCCGATGCGACCGATTTCCCCGTGCTACTCAGTTTCACCGATACGACATTCAAAACTGTCGCGAATGGTGGTCATGTCGACAACACGGCTGGCAAAAATAGCATTCGGCCCTATTCAGATGTCGGCCTCACCACGCTCCTGAAATTCGAATGGGAAGTGTACGGTGCGACGACCGGCAACGTCATTATGCACATCAAGGTGCCGACCGTCTCGCACACCTCTGATACGGTGTTCTATCTCAAGTATGGTGCTACCGCCGACACGACGGACGTCTCTGATGCGCCGAACGTCTGGGATACGAATTTTAAGGTCGTTCACCACTACACGGATGGTTCCACGCTATCTGTTGCCGATTCAACGTCAAGCGGCGCCAACGGCGTCAAGTCGACCAATGGGGTGGATAGTGCGACCGGCTCACCGACCGCCACAACGGGCGTGATCGATGGTGGCATGGACATCACAGCGAATGAATACCTCTATGTCGTTGAGGGCGCGTTTCCAGCCAGCAACCTCACGGCGTCTTTTTGGGTGACTCCGGGTTCAAATAGTGGCCAGAAAGGTCTATTCGAGACCACGACTGGGACTCCGCCGAATGTGACGGACACGTTTCCATTCATGCTCATCCAGAACAACGCGGGGACGCTGCAATTCTATGCCGATGGCAATTACCGCGACACCAGCCAAACGCTGAGTGTCGGCACGCCATGCTTGCTCCACGTCACCTGGTCAAAGTCGGGTGGAACGTCGACATGGAAGTTCTATAAAAACGCATCACTTTTAAGCACCTATACGGCAACGCCAGGAGACCTGAACCATCCGCCCGGCTCTACGGCGAATCTCTGTCTCGGCATCGGGTTCAACGGGTTCACGACGGCCAAATACGATGAGTTCCGTTGGTCGCATTCAACGCGCGGTCCCGATTGGATCACGGCCGAATGGAACAACCAGAACGCGCCGGGTTCGTTTTCTACACTGGGTGGCGAGGTCGCGATCTGATATGCCTATGGCAGTCTCGGCCCGTGATATTCGATCGGCGCACCGTGTACGACGTGTTGGTAGAGATACCGCGCGTTCAACGCGACAAGCACGCAGAGGAGTAGCCACAGAACGATGCGCTTCATGCCATCAATCCTACCACCGACCCCCCTCCCCTTCTAGCCCATGACGCCCGCGATCAACGACCCCGTGATGGTGCTGTTGCTTCGCGTGCTGAGTCTGGTCTTGAGCAGCGCCATCATTCTCGCGTGTGTTCGGGCGTTCATCTTCTTCGGTGGAGCGATCGAAGCCAACAAGAACCTCGGCATCGTCGTCAAGGAAGCGGGTCTCCGATTTGAGAATTTCGCCAAAGAGGTACGGGACGGACTGCTCGACCACGAAAAGCGAATTATCGGCACGGAAGGCACGCACGTCGATCACGAGCGACGATTGACGGACGTGGAACGTCGCGCGCGCGGGCCACGCATTCGAGACCGGGACGCTGACGAACATGACCTATGAGTATCTTCCAGATCGATCTCGGGCTCGCAGTCCTCGGCATTCTCTTGTCGGGATTAACGATGGCGATTCTGCTGGTCAGCTTGCGATCGTTCGGGACATACGCTGAGCGGATCAAGCAGTCGAACGCCCTCACGCGACGGTCAAACGAACGATTGTGGCATGAGTTGGAACGGACGCAAGAGGAGAATCTGTATATCTTGAAGCATGTGATGCAACTCAAAGAAGACCTCGAACGGAGCGCCTGAACCATGTCTGACGATCAGCGCCGCACCCTCTGCTACTTCGACGGCCCGAGCATCGACGCCTTACGGGCGGCCTTGGCCGAGTACCCTGGCCCCGCGACGCAACTCAGCATCGTACAGCACGGCGCCAAGTACGAGCTCGTCGTATGCGAAGTGGGGGGCGATGGTGATCCGATCAATGATTCCCATCTCTGCCCCGGTAGTCCAGGGTGTCCCTGATGTGGATTGCCGAAGTCGCGCATCAGATGGCACTCCTGCCGCTTGCATGGCTGGTTGTGCTCTCGATCCGTGGGTATTCGCGCGACATAGTGTGGTGGTGGCTCGCCGTCGCCTTCGCCATATCGTGGCTCGCTGATGGCGCGGCCCATCTCATTCCGCAATCACACAATGCGTGGATCAGCCTCGTGTATCCTGTCAGTCAGACGGCGGTCGTCGGTGCGGTTCTGCTCACGCGGCGATCGGCGTTTGCCCTACTCGGCGTGCTCGTCGGTGTGGGTATCGTCGCCGCGCTGTGGCATGGCGTCGAAGGGCCTGATGCTGTGTTGCGATCCGTGGCGTGGCTCGCTGTCGTGGGGATCGTGTGGAGTCGTCCAGAACTTTCCGAACGATTGCGGCTCAGTCTCGCTGTGTACTTCGGGTTCGGTCTTGTGGCGT